CATTTATAGACCTTAACTTAATCTCTGTAAGTATAGGATCTATATTAAAATCCGTTGTGGATGCTTTATTAATGTATTCTTCGATTAGTTTATCTGTTATTTCAACATCACTATGTCGTGAAATACACTCAGCTATCCTTTCCTCTGGTAGAGAAACTTCAATACTATCTAATAGTTGTTGTTCTCTATCCTCCGAAGAAGCAGTATAGATATCTTTAAACTTCTTCGCCATCTTCAGCTGGTTCCTCTACAGTTTCAGCTGGAGTTTCTTCTGCCTGTTCGACCTCTGGCTCACCAGCTATCTCATCCTGTTCTTCTGGAGTTTTAAACATCGTTGAAGCCAATTCTTTCTTCATCGTATCTAATTTATCTCCAACTTTCGCAGACATTACACCTTGAAAAGTATTCTCGATTCCTTCAGCATCACCTGATTGAATCGCATCTATAAGTTCTTTAGTTCCCATTATTCTTCTCCTTCATTATCTTCTGGCTCGTCAGTAGTTTGCATTGAATCCATATCTGGTACTTCATTACCACCTTCTGGTTCTTGCTCAGCTTCCTGCTCTGCCTTTTCTGCTTCAATCTGGTCGTCGATTTCTTTCATCTCCTCTTCAGACTGCATTAATATATTTTTTCTTGCCCACTCTAACGAATAGAACTTACCAAGATATGGTTCTACTTGACCAAGCATACCCACTCGTTGTTGTAGCAACTCATTATTCTTTAACTCCGTAAAGTGATTGTCCTCTAAAAAGTCAACTCTGATATCGCATCTAGCATCTTCAAAGTCTTCATCGGTCATTACACCTTTCGCAATTAATTGAATCCTAAGAATATCAATCATAAACTGACTGAACTTTCTTTGGACTCTTTGAATAAACTTGTTAAACTTTAGTTCGTCTCTAGTAATTTCAGAAGCACGACCTAAAGTAAATCCAGTCTCACCTTGTAATCTTGACATAGGTACATTTAAAGACTGGTAAAGTTTTCTTTGGAAATATTGTATGTCAGCAATGTCTCCTAAGTTTTGCCCACCAGGGAGTGTAGTGATTTCAGTACCACGACCACCCTCTCTTCTAGGCATCCAAAAATCTTCCATCATGCTCAGGTGTTTTCTGTCATCTCTGACTTCACCTGTGGTAGCATCGTAAACAACTTTGTTTCGATACTTATTCATAATGTCGTTGACATATTGTTCTGCTTTAATCTTAGGCAGGTTTCCTACATCAACATAAAATATTCTTCTTTCTGGTGCACGACTAAGTCTGTAAATAACAACAGCATCTTCAATCATCTTTAACTGGTTTACAGGTTTTACTGCTTTTTGTAAATGCGATAAAACTATACCAGTGTTCTGGTCAACATTACCAGAAGGACAGAATACAACTGAGTCCTTACTCAGTTTAATCCCTTTAGTATTAGAGTCGCTTATACCTTTATCATTGTAGATATAATATTCTTCTTGACTCTTTACTACCTCTAATCCTTTAGAGTTCTTTTCTTTCTTGATATCCTTAATCTTTCGGATCTTCATAGGATCTACATATCTTAATTCTTGAATACCAGCTTTTGGATTAGCTGGGTCTAGAATAAGATGGTAGTATAATCTCCCATCTACATACCAAGTCTTGAAGATGTCATGACCTTTATGGTCAAACTGGAGTAGATCGTAGATCTCCCCAAACTCTTCATGAATTTTTTCTTTAATGTTATCTGATACAGGTAGGTCGTCGAGTACTAGTTCTACACTAGGTGCATCATCTTGTATTGTGATTGCTTCATTAGTTATATCTTCTATCGCACCATCACAATCTGGGTACTGCGAGACTTCACGATATCTTTTGATTAAAGCATTTTCACTTCTTATCGAATTATCAAGGTCGAGTGTAACACCATAGTATGCACTAACATCCGTCAGTACTGTAGACCCATCATCTCGTGATGGGGCGACAGGTGTTAAAGGTTCTCTATTCCTCTTCCGTGTAATTTCGAAACCGAAAAATTCAGCCATAATTTATTCACCTTTATTAATAATTAAATGTTGATTGGGAACGAACCAATAGGTGTATCTACTGAAACATTAACTCCTAATCCACCACTCTCAGCTGTATCACTTGTAAAGAAGTTGTACTGCCACTCTACATCAAATGTTTCAATAGCATTTGTTGTGTCGTAGTCTAACTGTACGATACCAATTGATAGAGGGAAAGCATCAACAAACTTATAAGTTTTGACACTTGCACCATTTCTATCTAATTGTGTTACAAGCAAGTCAGCTTGGTAATCCGCAGGGTTTGTACGACCTTCTGTAGTCGCATACTCTTGGATTCCATTTTGCCATCTTTCGATTGCGTTCCTAATACCGAAGTTCGTGTCATTGTAAACAGTAATAGTCCACGGAGCGAAAGTTCTTTCCGCAGCAAAGTTTACAGCACGACCTCTATATTGGATCGGCAAGTTTTCTAATGTACTAGCTGGTAATTGTGCAGCTTTGCAAAGAAATTGTCCTTGTACAGCAGCAACTCTTCCACCAGTGACATAAGAAGGGAATTGTAAGTCAACACGGAACTGATTGGGACGAGCTCCACCACCAGTCATGTTCGCTTTAAAGTCAGCAATATTAGCCATGTTTTATTTCTCCTTTTTTATATTTAGCCACCAATTTCACTAAAGTCTACACTTGATTTACTAGCTACAAATGTAAGAGTAATGAAGTTAATTGCTCTGTTAGGTTTAATGAATATATCTGCACGGAATTCGTTTCTATCAACTACATCACCTGTGTTGTTAGTAGAGTCACAAACTACTGTAAAGTCTGTAATTCCTCGTCTTCCTTGTACATCTCTTAAGAAAGGATTGACTGCGTTTTTAAAGTCGTTTCTTGTGAACTCATCGTTGAATTCAAAGAGCTGTGCTTTTGCAGCAATCGCAATCGCTTTTTCTAGTACGATAAACAATCTACGAACATTGATTCTGTTGAATGCAGATTCGCTAGAAAGTAGAGTCTTGTCACCAAATAGTTGTGTACCATTTCCTGGGAATGTTACAACAGGGTTTACACCAGCTTGGTATAAAGTATCCCTTTGAGTTTTGTTTGGTGAGAATGCTAATTTAACAACATTCTTGATTTGACCTCTAGAAGCACCAGCTGGTGAGAACCAAGCATCTTGGTCATAGTCAGTTCTTGCAGCGAGACCTGCTATGTCACCATTTAGTGGTACATATCTATATTTATCGTTATATCTGTCGTACTGGTATTTAGAACCAGTATCAAGCACACCATAAGATGAGCTTGGTAATGAGTTTCGGTAAGTAGTAATGTCACCCACTGGGTCGGCATCAGTTGCTAGGATAGTATTTCCTGAAGCATCTTCAGCAGAACAGAATACCATACAGTCTTTTCTTACTTCAGCAATATTGTTAATTGCATAAGTAGCAGTGACTGCTGGAGCTTTACCAACCATAACTAGTGAAATGTCATACAGCTCGTCATTAGCAAAAATGCTAAGAGCAGTTTGAATATCACCATCAGTTGGTGCAGTATCTACTCCACTTGAAAGACTTACTGAATAAACTGCACCAAGGTCACCAAAAGTAGTACCACTTGAAGCAGCACCCCATGCAGTACCTGTGACAGTTGGATGATCCATCCACCAGACAAATCTTGACTGTGAGTTAATTACATCTTTGTAAAAATTATTAGATCCGTCGAACTTTTTAGCATCGCTTGCAGCAGATACATGAGCGAAAGTTTCTAGAGTTGCTCCAGCAGTACCAGTAAATAAACCATCTTCATCAATTACTAATACATGAAGCTCATCATCAGAACCACCAGCAGCAGCAACTGAATCAGAAGTGCCAGGGATTCTATCGAAGTTCCCTTTATTTGCCCAAGAAGCAAAAGTTGCTGAGTCAGCAATCTCTACTTTAAGAGAGTTTCCTCTTGTGCCTGCCCACTTTGCAGCGAAAGTACCGACATTATTTGACCCACCAACATATGAAGAGGTGTAGTCATTTAAGTTTTTAATCTTAACAGCTGTACCAGTAGCGACTGCGTTTCTCGCAGCAGTAGTGTCGGCACGAACTGTTAATAAGTTGTTTGAATATGATAGGAAGTTAGCTGCAGTGAAAAAACTATCGAAAGTTGCATCAGTCGGTGGACCAAATCTTTCTACTAAGTTATTTTCAGAAACAATTTGTACAGGGTCTTCGATTGGACCCCATTGAAAGTTCCCAGCAAAAGCACCAGATGATGTTGCCACATTAGGTACAATTGAAGTGAAATCTTGTTCTTTGACAACTACTCCAGGACTGAGTTGAAAAGCCATTTGTTTCTCCTTATTAATGAATTCGTTAATTCAAAAGGGAACTATTAATTCCCCAATGCTTTTATTTAGTTTTTATACGATTTTAGAAGTTTAAAAGCTCTTCCTCGTCATCGTACTTCTGCCCATCGTTAATAAAACCGAAAGGAGTCAACTCCTCTTCTATCTGTTTCATCTGGTTTTTATACATCTCTTCTCGTAAATTTACATCGTTAGATTCCGTAAAATAAGAGTCTGATGTAAGCCAACCAAACAATACTAGGCACATAACTAAGTCATCGTGATATCCGTCATCAGCAGAAAAAGATCCTTTGTTTTCAATAAAGGTACTTATCTCACCTATAATATCCCCATCATAAATGTGTAGTTTGCCTTCGTCTATTAATGTTTTTAGATTCTGGCAACCAATTCTTTTAATTTTTCTATCAGTATTTACTCCATACTGACTTTTACCTGAGCCAAACCCTCCAGTAATCTTTTGACCCATGTTTGTACGAGAAACCATAATCATGTTCTCGTACTCTAGTTCGTTGTACAATATATAAGGTACTTGCTCACTAGCATTTGTTTCTACTAATACCTGAGCATTATAATATTCCTTGCCCACCTTATCAATAATGTTAGGATAAAGTAAAGGACTAATAGAGTTGTTTCTATACTTTGCTACAACTTTATATGGTACTGCTGTCGTATCTATTACTACGAAAGCACTGTAATCTCCACCCACACCTTTAGCAGTATCTGCGACTAGAGTATATGAATGTCCAGGAATCGGCTCTTCTTGTATATCTAAACCATCTCTTGATAATATAAATGGCTTGGGTTTCATTTCACCTATTGCACTCGCACTTATAAGAGTAGCACTAGATCCTAAGAACTCACATAATACTTCCTGATTAAATTTTAAGTCACCAAGTAATGCTCTTTGTTTTTCTGCCCACTTTTTAGTTCTTCCTGGGATATCAGTATAAGGTATAAACAATGGAGCAAAATCATTCCTGCCCTCTTGTGCAGCTTCCCAGTATCTCCAGAAGTGATTATATCCTAGAGGTGTCGAGGACAGTAATACTTTGGTATCTTTACCAGCTGAGATCGTAGGATAAACAGAAGTAAAAAATTCTTCTGCTACAGTATTCGGTATAATTGCAGCTTCATCAATATAAAGCCAGTTTACTGATTTACCACGAATCGCTGAACTAGAAGTCGCAGCAGTAAATATCTTTGAGCCATTCTCTAATTCTATATCACCCTTGTTCCAAACAGCTACACCTTGTTGCATCCAGTTAGGAAGGTACTCGTACATAAGTTGGTATCTAGATAAAACTTCCCTGGCAGCAGTAGCTTTGTTTGCCATAATCGCAGCAGTCTTATTATCATTAAATAATGTGAAGTGTAATATACATGCAGCACTTACGACTGTTTTACCCTGCTGTCTTCCTTCCATTAGAATCGTCTGACGATTCTTCATGATATGTTTTACTTTTCTTTTTTGACAAGCATACAGTTTAAAATCAACAACACCATCATCAAGTGATACAATCTTGCAGTAGTTTTCGATAAAGTATATTGGGTTGCGTTTGCACTTGATATACTCTTTAACTTGTTCCTCTGTAAATTCTACAGGAACACCTACAGCTTTTAGATTTTGATTTGCATTATAATAGGTCGATGCCATTAGTCCTCCTTGCGGAGATTATTATACAACAGTAATTGTACCAAGCATATTGCTCGGATGAGCAGTACATCTATATTGGTAAGTATTTCCTGTTGCAGCATTCATCGGAATTGTGAATGTAATAATATCATTAGTTGTAGCAAGGTTTCTAGTTGCGTTAGTTGAGCTGATATAATCAGCAGCAGGTGCAGTAGATGTACCGAACTCTACGATTTCAAGTGGGTGTGCGTTTGCAGCAATCGTATGTCTGAAACGATAAGTATGTCCTCTATATACAAATAGTTGTGGATCGTTTTCACCAGCAGTTAAAAGACCTGAGCCAGAAACTGTATAGTTAGTACCATCACCAGCTGAAAAGTCAAACTGTTGTAATGACACTGAAGTAATAGTAAGCTGAGCATCGTTTGAACTTGTTAATACGATACCTGCTCCTTCAGTAATAGTAATGTCATCATTTACTGAGTTTGAACCAGATAGTCTTAATTCTTTAGAACCAGCTGTGACAGATTGAATAGAGGTTGAATAAGTTGTATTTGTGACTGTGTTGTTTATAGTAATGTTATCGGCATCAGTTCTATCAATATTAATACCTGTACCAGATACTAGATTTACATTATCAGTACTTGCGTCTGAGCCAGTCAATCTAATAGAAGCATCAGTACCAGAAACTTCTGCGGATACAGTATAAGTTGTGTTTACATTAGTATCTGTGTCTGGTTCAAAAGCTGAGTTGCTTGCGTTGTATTTTAATACTTGACCATTAGTGACTCCCGATCCTGGGATCGCAATCTGTACAGTATTACCACCAAGGGCAGTATAAAGTTCGTCAAAGTTTGCCTTTACTTTTGTACCACCATCTCTAAGGGTATCACCTGTACCATCGTTGGCTAGAGTACCAATATTTAAATCTTGTTTTGCCATTTAAAACTTCTCCTATAAATCTTGTTTTTGAGTTATATTCCAACCCAAGTCAGTCACTTGTAAGTTATTTAGGTCACCAGTTGCCCTATGTTGTTCATCTGGATTACCTAGATCTACGAATGTAGATGTAATAACTGAACCAGTTTGGTCAACTCCACCGAATAACATTATTTTTAGAGTGAAGTTGAAGGTCCATGTGACGAATCTTCGTATCTCAAAAGTTCCGTCATAATCATCTACGAAGCTAGAACTATTTAGTATTATTGGAACATCTGTTTCAGTTTCCAGAGTTGGGTCGGTATTCTTTATCTTCATTGTAAACTCTGGAGTAAAAAAGGGTAGGATTTGCTCTACTATCTGTAAACCATCTTCAGTAGTCTTAGTAAGACAATTTAATTGCATATCTAAGTTAAATGGTACAGGTGCAAAAAGTTTATCCCTTTTACCTGAGCCACCACCAGCTGATGTCCTGTTAATTTTAAGAGTACCCATACGATTGGTTTTTCTAAGTGGGTCGTACGATATCGCTGCCATTTCAAATGACAAACGAGGTAAAGTAGTATATTGTTGGTCTTCTAAAGTTGGATCTTGCTCTAACCTTTGTACCCACTTTTCTTTTGGACCATATGCGATTGGTACTAATATCTTTTGCTGAGCTGTACCAGAGTTATCGAATCTTTCAAACTCTACATCTGAAAACATCTTACCGAAACCAATAATACAGTTCCTTATCGTCTGATGATAAAAGGGTGGTTTACCTAACATTAGAATTCTCCAAACGGATTATTTTCTGACCAAGCAACTTTTTCGTTAGTAGTAGGTTGTCTTTCTGTAGCTATCTCTAAGTTGTCAGCATAACCACCTTGCTTATCTACATTCAGTTTAATAGTACAAGTTGCTGTAGCTTGAACTCCACCAGCAGGTGGTGCGTCGATAGTAATAGTAGGAATAGCATTATATCCATTTCCTACATTGGTAATGTTTATTGCATTTATTCTACCCTCTGAGTCAATAGTACAGGTAGCAGCAGCAGTAGTGCTAGGTGTACCACCTGTAAAGGTAATCCCAGGAGCAGTAGCATAACCCTTACCAATATTTGTGACAGTTATAGAATCGACAAACATATTCTCTGTTCTTGTAGGATCTTGTGAGAAAGTTTTAAGTTCTTCAAACTTATCAATCTCAGGAACACCAGTATCAATTTTTTCAGAAGCATATTGAAACAACTCAACTTCCATTTTAAATGTATATAATTTTCCTAGTTGATAAAAAGGATCTTGGTGTTGTACAAATTTAATTTCAAACAATCCTTTAGTAAGAGGGAAATAAATTAGGTCTCCTTCGTTTGGTCTGTTAGGCACAAAGGTATTACCATGTTGCCCAACTAATTCTTGCCACCTAGATCTTGCTACAACTAGTGTAGCAGTTAGCTCATTAAATAATCCAAACTTTTGAATAAATGGACCTTGCCCACCTAAGTTATCTACATTCTCGAAATACATTTCGATAGGGAATGCTTGCTCAAACTTTGATAAGGGATCTTCACCTAAGATTTCATCTTTGGCTACCTGCGTTCTAGGAATATAAAAAACATTCTGACCATAAATTTTTAGAGACTCAATAATTAAAGACTCTATTAAATTCTGTTCAGATGCTACTCCTTGAGATATGTAAGTATTTCTGCCTGCCATTTAATTACCCTGTAAAGAACTCTAGTGGTGCACCTTTTCCTATAAGTTCGTCTTCTAGTTGTTGTATCTCGTTCATGGCTTCGTTATATATACCATCACCATCCATTGATACACCTCCAGGCAAGACTAGTCCCGAAAACTTTTTAAGATTAAGTCCCCACTGTTTCTTGAACAGGGCAGTAGTATATTTTTTCATCCATGGTTCGCCATATACCTTTGTATATTCGTTAGGATTTAATGCTTTATAAACATCAACTAAAATAAAATCTCCTATCTTTACATCACTTCGCCAGTCTAAATCGATAAACAATTTATTATGCATTCTATTGAAACGATATAAAGTTTTACCATTTAACATTAGGTCAAGCAATGATAAGTGACCCATTACAGTTGTATAGTAAACAATACTTGTAGAAGTTAAATCATACAAGTCATTTAATCTTAGTTGATATTGTAAATCAAATATGTTTCTAGAGTCGGTAGTATTAGAGAACACTGTAAATACTTTTTGAACTCCGAATATTTCATCAGTGACAGGAATGTATCCATTCTCAGTATCACCTTTTGTAATAGTATTAA